TTAAACTTTGTCAACTACTTTTTTAAATTTTTTAATTAATTTTACAACAGCTTCCGTTCGAGCGGTGTGCGGGAACATATCGACTGACTGTATATAACGGATATCGTAGACTTCTACTAACCTTACCAAATCACGAGCCAAGGTCGAAACATTGCAAGAAATATAGACCATTTTTTCCGGCACATAGGTAAGAATTGTATCTAATAACTTGTCATCCAGACCTGTACGCGGTGGATCTACAATCAGTGCGTCTGCTCGGTAACCTTCCTGATACCATCGAGGAATGATCTCTTCTGCGCTTCCAGCTTCGTAATAAGTATTATCAAATCCCATTCTTTTAGCATTTCGCTTGGCATCTTCAATAGCTTCTGGAATAATATCCATACCTTTAAGTGTTTTAACCTTCTTTGCGAAGGCAAATCCAATTGTTCCAACTCCACAATAAGCGTCAATCAAATGGTCTTCTTTATCAACATCCAGTGCTTTTACTGCTTCGTTATAGAGGACTTCTGTTTGTTCAGGATTTAGTTGGTAGAAAGCGCGAGGGGATAGTGAAAATTCATAATCAAGAACCCCTTCTTGAATACTATCTTCTCCCCAGATAATCTCTGTCTTTTCACCATAAATCTCACTGGTTTTAGCTGTATTTGTATTCACAGCTACTGTCACAACTTCTGGAAAATCTTTAACCAAGTCTTTTACCAATTGAGTTAAATTTAGCTGGCGATTTGTAACAATAATAATCTGAACCTGTCCAGTCTTTCTAGCTCGTCGAACCATTATAGTTCTAACACCTAGAGTTTTTCTCTCATCCGTGATTGGAATCTGGTGATAAGTAAGTAATTCTGCTAGACGATTAGCAATCACTTGGGTTTCCTTGTCTTGTACAAGGCAGTCTTTCAACTCTACTAAGTAATGAGAGTTTTGTGCATATAAGCCAGCCTTGACCTGATTTTTAAATTTTCGAGTCTGAAATTGTAACTTGGCACGATAGTACTTGGGTTCCTGCATTCCAATAGTTGGACGAATTTCATAGTTTTCATATCCTGCAGGAGCAAATTTTTTCAGCGCTTGATGAAGTAAGTCCGTCTTGAACTCCAGCTGTTTATCATAATGCAGGTGCATGATTTGGCAGCCTCCACATTCATTGTAAATAGTACAAGCTGGCACAACTCGAAATTTAGACTTCTTGTTGACCTTTAGTAATTTTGCTTCAACAAAGTTGCGTTTAATAGAAGTAATCTGACAATAGATGTCTTCTCCTTTTAAAGCTCCAGGTACAAAGACTAATGTTTTTTGGTAAAAACCGATTCCCTCACCATTAATTCCCATGCGCTTGATTTTTAATGGTATTTTTTGTTTCACTTTCAGATTCATACCCCTATCTTATCACATTTTGAGTTATTCCGCTACCGCTTGATTTTTATATTTCATTAGTAAGCAAAGGCCTTGATATTCCTGATTTTCTTTAAAATCATATTTCCTTATATTTTCTTTAAATTCTTTAAAAGTTCCTAAAAATGTTCACAAAAAAAGCCCCACAAAGGAGCCACTATACTATATGATGAGTTCAGCAGGCAAGAAACTAGCACGGTCAAACGTGCTTTTTTTATTACCTATCACCATTATACCATATATCACCAACCTATTTATTCAGAAATCTAAAAGCCCCTAGATTCATTTCTAAGGGTTTCTAGTTGATTCATGGAGTTTTATTTGATGAAGCCCTAAAACGGGGCGTCCTAGACTCCAGTTATTCAGCCGATGTCTACTTATATGCTTCTAATTCTCCGTTCTGGTGGATTCTCGCAAAGTTTAAAACAGCTATCTGTTTGTATCGGTGATAACTAGTGGAGCTAGTACCTGCCATTTCTACGCATTCACTCATTGTTTTCTTCCTCATGTAGCAATAATGGATAATAAAGTATTTTCTGGCTCGCTTGTTCTCTATACTGTTGATGTCGTGGGCGAATATGTCCAACCCCTCACGGATTGCTTTTTCATGATCACCGCTCAAATTCCACTGATCAGGTAAGACAAGTTTCCAAGCCTCTTCATCTATTATAACTTAGTTTTCACTTCCTGCCATTCTCTGGAATCTCAGAAAGTGAGTCATCCGCTCTCTGACGTTTATCATCGTTTTAAATTTATCCAGATCCATTAGTTTCCTCCTTCTACATTGGCCAAGTATTCTATAGCACTTTTTTTAATTCGGTACAAGCTTCCTCTTCCTATTGTTAACTCTCTACAAACCTTTGTTACTGTATAATGTTGAACAAATAGCATAGTTATAACTAACCATTCATCTGGTTCTACAAGATTTTCTATTAAATCCAGTATTTTAGTCCGCTCTCTAGTAACTGCTTGGAGTTGCTTCATAGCCTTATCTTTCAACTGTAAGATATGTATAAGCCTATTTTCTGTACTATTACTTTTACTGGCTCTCACTCGTTGGCCAAGTCGTAACGATGAAGGCATATAACCATTTTCTAGGTTTCTTATTTTTAACTCTAATTCATGAATCACTCTATCGAGTTCCTTTATGCTTTTTAGTTTCTTCTCTACCTCGTCAGTGGTCATTTAAGCGCTCTTTCTGCCGTCTATAGTATCGTTTCTTTTGGGTCAATATCTTGTCTTTTTTCTTTTGGTAACGCTCTGCGTCTTTCTTTTTATTACATAGCTTACAAACTGTTGAGAAGCCTTTCTTGTCTGAATGCTTTCTATAAAAGTTTTCGCTAGATAATTCTTTAGTCTCATGACACTTGGAGCATTTTCTAGTTAAAGTAGTTTCATCCAATCCTATTTACTCCTTTTTGTCTTTCTCGCTCGCGAGAAAAAATGTACAGTGACGGTGTGAAGTTCGGGAGCTCCGAGGGGGAGGGGGGATATCCCCCCATCTTCTCCCTGGTTGCTCCAGCCTCTTTCACAAAAAATATTTTTTCCGATTCACTTTATTAAAAAATTTTTTTAAATTATTTTTTATGGAATCTTTTTATGGACTCTTTAAAATAAATCTTTCAGCATTTCACTCATCTCTTTGTTAAGTTTCTGCTGGTGTTCATCAGGCATTGATAAGCGCTGACTAACTTCTCTATCAACCTCTTTGCGCTTCTCTTCCGTCAAGCGTTCAATCTCTTGCTGGTGCTCTCTTTCCCTCTTTTCTTTTAATAGTTCATCGGAACGATCTAGTACCGATTGCCACTTGGCATCTCTTGCTATATAACCTTGTCTCTGACGTTCCCAAGCGTCTTCAATTTGTTTAGTTTTCTCTTCATAAATCTCAGCAGACTTTTCCGCTAAATGCTTCCCATATTCGTTTATATCAATCTTACCAGTGGGTAGGGTCATTCTATATACCTCATCTTTCTATTTGTTAGTAGGGGGGATAAATGGAAGGGGGAGGGGGGATTTTTTAACCTTGACCCTTCTTAAAACTCTCTGCCATTTCTGTTAAGTCACCTTGATAGGCATGTAAAGCGTTTCTTGGAGAATAAGATAAACTTGAAAATGGCCCACTAAACCATGCACCGTTTTTGTCCCTTTTATAATCTTCTATATTCTTAGAAATCTCTTTTTCAAGTTTTCTAATTATCTCGTTTACTTTACCAACTTCTTTGGCGGACTCATCACCCAGCTTTACAATTTCCATTAGTTTGGCTACTGCTGGGGTAAAGAAAGTATTTTGTTGTTCGTCTGCCAATCTATAAATGTCTGTAAGCATAGTATGGTATTCATCGTAAGAAATCATTGGATTTGTAGTTAATTCTTTCAAACGTATTTCGTGAAATTCCTTTGTACGTTCAGCCGTCCATAGGTCACTTTTTGCCTCAACGTATTTTTCTGAGTTGATTTCTTTTTGAGCCTGCACCAGCTTGGTTTGAGCGTCTGAAATAGCTTGATTTGCTTTAACCAGTTCCGCCTCAGTCATCTCAATAGCTTTCTTATTCTGTTCAATCAGTTTATCAATTTTAGTTTCAATAGTTTGTAATGTTTCCATGTTCTTTTATTCCTCATTTCTTTTGATTCTTTTGATCGTGCTTATTGGTTTCAACTCTCTACTGGGTCTTTATTCCTCATTACTTCCTCTTTCTCAAAACAAAAAGAGACGCAACAAAAAAGCTACTTAGCTTTAATGTTACGCCTCTAGTTGTCTAGTCAGCTATCTTTCTTTAATTGTTGTTTCAATCTGGACAATGTTGCCATCTTGACTAGTAAATACCACGCTTCCGAAGTCTGGTATTTTCTTCATCTCTATTATACCATTTTTGTTAAAGATAATAAAGTTATCCTGTAAAAATGGAGTGTAGTCTTTGTTTGGATTCATCTGTTTTTCCTCTCTTTTTTGGCGCCATATATTTAACATATCTTCTATTTTGTGACTTTCGAGCACTTTTTAGAATCCCTTTTATATCAAGGGGATAGGCCTATTTTCTGTTTTTGAATTTACATTTTCTCATTATGTAAAATAGAAAGGCTATTTAGTAGTCAAATGTTAGTATACTCTGGTCTAGTTCGTCTTGAGTGTAGCCGATATATCCAAGTGTAATCTCTGGTGTTGAATGGTTAAATATTCTTTGTAGAATAGCTACATCACCATTCTTTTTGTAATGATGATAGCCGAATGTCTTTCTCATTGAGTGGGTTCCTATATTTTCAATCCCACATTTATTCCCAGCTTCTTTTAAAATTTTATACACTTGGGTTCTTGAAATATGACAAATTTTTACTCCCTTGCCATTCTCTCTTTTTCTGCTCGGAAATAAAAAATTATATTCTTTGAGTTGTTTATTCTCAATGTACTGATTTAAGGCATTTCTTAATTGTTGATTTATTGGAAAACGTCTTATTTTGCCTGTTTTTTTCTCCCTTATTTCAATTTTATCCCCCATGATTTGTTTGACTTTAATTGGAATAATATCACTAACTCGTAAACCTGTATAAATTCCAAATAGGAATAATACGTAATCTCGTTCATTCTTCCTTCTCAAAAAGTCCTTAATTCTTTCAATGTCATCAGTATCTCTAATAGGGTCAACTACTTTCATTTTCAAACCTCTCTTAAAAAAATTCTTAGAGTTCATAAAAAAGTGTAGTCATTTTGGGATATCTAGTGACTACGCTCTCCGCCTTACAGTCACAAGGCTTTTCGCCATGCGTAGTCATGTAGTCACCTTGCTCCCAAAAAAATAAACAATAAACGCCTTTTATCTTTTATCTTCATATACTCTTTAATAAATAGAAAATAACTACATTTTTATATAAAAGTCAATAATACCAAGAGTTTAGGGGTGTAGTCAGTAAAATAGTAAAAACAACACTTTTTTCTAACCCCTTATGTATCAAGGGTTTTCTTCCTATTTAAAATGTAGTCACTTTTTGAAAACAAACTACACTGACTACATTTTTTTAACGTAAGCTGGTTTAATACTTTTACCAAATCTTGTTGATCGCCTATGTTCCCAGCCGTCTCGGTTTTGCATATACTTTTTAACCTTAGCCTTATCCTTTGGCGGTACTTTGTCAGTCAAATACACCTCTTGAAAAAATAGGTTAATGGTCATCTTATCCCTATCTACCAGCTCGCCATAGGTGTCTGTGTCCAGTTCAACTGTTCCGCCCCTGTTATTTCTATAGTATCCCTCGTTCATCATATCATAGATATAATAGCATCGCATCCTGTCTGTAGTCGGGAACTGATACATTCTTTTTGGGTAAGGAGTGCCTAAATAGCGCTCCAAATCCTCAAGGGTTTCATCTACAAACTTGTAACGGCTTCTAACATCGTTTACTAGCTTTTCCTGCTCGTCTGTCAGGTTCAACACTTGGTTAGCTCTCCAAGCCATCACCATAGCACCCCAAAAGGCTCTACGGTCTTTCTCTGTCCACTTCCTACCCTTATAGGCGGTGTCCTTGTGTACCTCAGCAACTAGAAAGCGCCGTTCCCCTGTCAGGTCGTTCAAATAATCATGGTCATTAGTTGCTCTTACAATGATAAAACTCTTAGGCAATCGCCTGTCGCTGGAAGCGTAAGGCGGTCTAAACTCTAGCTTGGTTTCTGTGATGAATTTCTTCAATTCTGAAAAACTAGCCTTTTTACTGGCCACCATCTCATCATCAAATACACACCAGTTTCTTACCATTCTAGCCTTATCATCTTTGTCTGTGAAGGTCTCAACGGTTGTAAAATACTTGTGAGTAAAAAGCCCCTCAAAAAATTGGGTCTTTCCCACTCCCTGTCGTCCAGTCAAGTCCAGTACAAAGTCAAACTTAACAGTAGGTTCAAACACCTTGGCAACCGCTCCACGGAAAAACAAGTCCATGATAATACGGTTATATTCATCATCCTTGATATTGAGATAATGCCTTAAAATATCAAAGGGATCACGCTGATTCACTAACTCTTTATACTCGTTTTCGCATGATTCCAGATAGTCTTTTAAGGGGTTGTAGCTATGCTCTCCAGCCACCACTTCTAAGATATCCGCTATGTCTGACTTTTTATAATCCATCTTGTACTTAGTAGCAATATAAGCCCTAATCTCTCTGATAATCAGGTCATCGATTGTTCCGCTCAAGGTTCTACCATTTAACTTAATGGACTTGGTAACGTCAATTTCATATGTAAAAGTGTTGTACTGTATCGCCCCTTTTAGTTTACTATCCCCACTCAAAATCTTTTTGAGATTGTCCAAGGTGATGACAAAGCCTTTTCCTTTTGTTTTAGGAGTTAAATCTAGGCTATTGTTTTCCTCGTTGGTCTCCCTTGCTTGGGTCAAGTCCACCATGGTAGGCGGTATTTGTTGCTGATTCTCTTCGATGATTTTACTTACAATTTCTTCACTATTCAAAAGCCACCTCCTTATAGAATTTTGTCGCGACTTCCAGAAAATAGCTTGCTAGGTCTTTGCGTTTAACGATTGTAGAAAACAAGTCCACCAGCTGACTAAAACTGTAGCCGTTCACAAATAGCAGTCGGACAAAAAGTGAAGTCTCATATCTGGTATAAATACCATTACAAATCAGGTCAAAAATCCAGCCTTTCAACTCCACTCCAAGCCCTTGTCGTTGCTCGGTCAGTTTGTTTACCTCTAATTCTTTCAGGATTGTCAGCAAGTCAGGACTGGCCAAAACTATCTCCAAATCTCTAACTAACCTCCAGCCCTCTACTTCCTCGCTTTCGTCTTTAACTGCCACATACAAACCTTTATAGTGAAAATCCGTCAGCGCTTCGCCAATCGGTTCAAAGTAGATGAATTTGAAGTGATTCCCATTCTTCCAAGCTTGGGTAGGGGTAGACTTAAGAAAACCAAATAAGGCCAATTTGTCACTTGATAAGGTTAACTCTATCACTCTCATTCTCCCACCCCCATAAACTTATAAATGTCGTCCACTTTGTAATAAACTTTTCTGCTATCGTCTCCTGGAGGCTGATAACGCTTCAAGCCCATTCTTTCCCATTTTTGTAAGGTCAGGTATTTTATATCTAACTCTTCTTGTACTCGTTTTGCAGAAATCAGTCCAATGATTCGGGGAGGTATTTTCTCATGACTTTTTAGGTAACGTTCTAAGGCTTCTAATATTTTTATTTGAATTTCTTCAATCATTCTTTCAAACATATCATCACCTCCACGGCTTAATGCCTGCAAGTTGGATATATCGCCCATAGTCAGGGCTTAAACTTTCGCTAGGACTTTCTCCTAGTTTCCTGTTTTCTCGCTCCATTTGAGCGCACTTTTTGCGGTCTCGATGATTTAGATATATGAGAAGGCCAATCAAAATCACGGTAAAAATAAGCGCCTGTGTATTGCTTAAATCTAGTTCATTCATGCTATGCCCTCGCTTTGTAATTCTTGATATATTCCACTTGATTAGTTCGCTCCATCTTCAAAAACTCATCCACCTCTTCGGGTGTTACCTTTCTATCTAAAAAAATCAGTGATAAACTGGAAGAGGTTGGGGCGTTCTGCCTTGATTTCAGCAATTACTTCATCAAATTCTGCTTGTGTCATGTTGTCTAGGTCTAGTGTCATTGCATTGCCTCCTCAAACTTCTCTATAAGACAACTTTTATTTACTTTCTGAGTTCCATTTTTAGAGTTAAAAAGAATATCTTTTAAGGTTACAGTAGCCTCTAAATACTCCTTTTCAGCATGCTCTATATACGACTGTTGCTCTGCTTCGTTGTCAAAAAAGTGCTTGGCTTGGCGTTTAAAGAATGCTTGTCGCATAGCGTCCATTTCAAAAATACCAGGGTTGAAAAACATTCTAGTAGTGCTTTTAGAGACTGCCTCGATTTTATGGCGGTCATTCAATTCAGGAAGTTCGATCCAAAGTAAGCGGTGTAAATTTTCTTTGATAGCTTTTAATTGTCCTGATAAGAGTCCTATTCTTAAAAAATCATTGTTTTCGTCTGCTTGGTGTAATTCCATACTAATTCTATCCAAGCTTTTAGCGATAATATCGTATGTTGTTTCTGTCATAGTCTACTATTCCTTTTTCCTGCTTTTTCCTATACCAGATTCCCACCACTCCAAACGCTGGACGATTGCCCCTAGTTGGCGGACGCATGTAGTGATGTTTCGTGGGTAATCATCCACATTTTCGCTAAACAAGTGCTTAGAATCGCCGTGTCAGCACTCGTTTTTCAAAACCTTTTCTAATTGCTTGCCTGCACTTCGGTTTTCTTAGTTTTTCTTCGTTTCGTTTTCGATTTGATCGCCTAATCTTTTCCAGGCTCTATCAAATTCATCACGTTGTATTTCTTTGCTATGTAATTGCCTTGCTAGTTCCATCCCTCTACGCATGAATCTAGCAAAGTGGGTTTTTGCTTCCATCCTAGCCCTCCATCATGTCATAAAGTAGGGCGTAGTGCTTATCTGGGATTCTGTCCAAGGCTTTCAAGCCGTCATGTTCTGCTTTTTGTCTGGTTTCCGCCTTGACCGTACTATCAAAGGCGATAGAAAAAGCATTCAGCATAGCCTTGTAGCGGTCTACGCTCTTCAAATAGCGCCCACGGTCTGACAATTCCTTGTCTTCCAGTTCCTCTTTTACCGAATCGTCCAAGAGTGCAAACTTGGAGTACACCCCTTTTTCCACTTCAAATCCTAGACGCTTGTTTTGTCGCAGATTGTAAAGGTTGACCCTGCAACTCTCCAAGTTGCGATATCCTAATACTCCAGCGATTTCTTCTAAATTTTTGCCCTCTAGTTCAGGCAATTTTTCAGCAATATCCTTGAATTTTACTGCTTGATGTTGTTTTCCCATTGTATACCTCATTTTTTGGGTACGCAAAAAGCGCACTCTATTTCTGTGTTTGACAAATAAGAGTACGCATGATAAGATATTTACGTACCTCATTTGTGGTGCATCGCCGTCTATCGTGTTCTGTCGCCAAACAAGTGACACGGTAGGCGGTTTCGTTATGGTTCAGACTTTACAAGCTCAATCCCGCGCATGACTATATCTGTTTTAGTCATGCTTTTCTTTTTGGCAAGTTCTTCTAAATTATTAAAATCCTGTTCAGTCATTTTAATTTTTAGTTGCTTGTTTTTTGGGTTATCACTTTTAGGTCGTCCTAATGTTTTCCCCATTTTTGACCTCTCTTTCTTTCGGGGTACACTTTTATTATATAACGGTGTACCCTTTAAGTCAACCCCTAAACCTAAAAAAATTTAAAATCTTCCCAGCGTACCTTATTTTATTTTCAATGTACTAGCGGAAACCGCTGTATTATGCTATAATCAAGGTATAGAAAAAATATCTATACCAATGTATTGTCGCTTGCTCTCCTCGACCAAAATTTGAGCAAGTGACTTTTTTTGTTGTCTTGTTTCATGCTTTTGTCCCTGACTTGGGTTTATAAAGCAAGTCTTTACTTTCGATAAGATCCAGAATCCAGCTGAATCCCTGCTCCACCGTTTCAAGAAATGCGCCCAGGTCTTCACTGTCCAAGTTCTCGTAGTTCATACAAAGATACTCGGCTAGTTGCCTGTCTTTCTCAACTAGCTTTTTAAAATCCTTGAAATACTTAGGAATTTCTAAGCCCTTGGCATTTGTAACTGTCTTAAAATCATTTTCCATTTTCTATACTCCTATGCTTTAAAAATTAGTTCTTTAATTTCTGAATATCTCATATTCAAGTTGATCATCGCTATTGCCATATCTTCCAAACGCTGATAGTTTGTCAGTTCCGCGCTTGTTAAACTGTCAATACCGTTTTCACTTTCTCGCTCTTGCATGAGTTGAGACTTGTTTTTCCCTGTAGCTCCCTTTAGCAGTAAGTTTGTAAGTGTACTATAGGCATGCTTGGGCGCTTTCTCCCATGATTTGATGGCTTCGGTTAAGGTCTTGCGCTTTGGCTTTTCCAGTTCCCTTTGAAGATAGCGTTTAGAAAGTTCATCACGCATTTCAAAGAATGCTTTGACTAAGTTCATTTTGAATTGCCGTACAGGTTCGGTATTCTTTAGATAAGTAATCAGCAAGGTAGCCTGTTGCTCGTTCAAACGATAGATTTTCATCGGTCTCCCTCGTCCGTCTAATTTACGCATTTCAAATGCGATAATTCCATAGTTTTCAAAATCAGCTTTATGCTTTCTCAAAAGTTCTTGTATTGTGTGATGAGTAACTTCAGCACATTCAGCGATGATTTCGCTCGTAGTGTATGGCTCTTTCTTACCATCCATGTAAACCAGTTCCATTGGTTCGCTCCTTTCTTCTTTTGTCAGTGCTTGCCACCTAAAACAGTACCAAGGTAAAGCATGAGATATGCTTCAGGAGAATAGTTCCTTAATACTGCCATAGGTAGCAAGCAAAGTAGTCTAGTAAATAGTTAGCTAGATCCGTTCATCAATCCCCAGTGGTAAAGCACCACATGAGAAATCTGTAAATGTAGAGTAGTATTACGATTAGTTCGCTCCTTTCTAATAATCTTCTAAAAGCCACTCCATCACGCTTTCGTAAATGCGCTTAGGTGCATCATAGTTGCCAGCTTCAATTTTTGCTAGAGTCGGAGGTGTAATTTTCAGTTTCTTGGCTAATTGAACTTTCCCAAGTTGAAGCTCCCCTCGTTTTCGACGAACTTTTTTTGCATGTTCTATTGTTAACAACATTATCAACTCACTCCTTTCTAAAAAAAAAAATCTTGAATTAGACGAAGTTTTCTTCATCATATTTTGAATTATAAACGAATTTTTTTTCGTTGTCAAGCGATAAATGAAATTTTTTTCGTCTATGATTTTATTTTTTCTCTCTACTATGTTATACTCTAGATAAACATATAAGAGGACAAGTAATGGAAAATCAAACACCTAAAAATAATTTAAAAAAACTTAGAATTGAAAAAGGTTACTCCCAAAAAAAATTTTACGAAAAGATTATAAGAGAAAAACTAGGGCTGGATATCACTTTACGAACTTATCAAAATTGGGAAAATCAAAGTAATGAGATTAAGTCAAAACCTGCTTTACTACTTGCTGAATATTTCAAAATTGAAATCGGGGAATTGCTAGGCTATGAAGATAATTTTATTGAAACAGTAAAAGAACTTAGTCAAAAAGACGGTTCTGAGGAAGCTTTCTTTAAAGCGTTTAGAGCATACTATGAACTAAAAATAGCTGATGGTAGAGAGAATTTATTGACTTTAAAAGATGAAGATTTTCTAAATAAGTATCGTGAAGAAATTTTGAAAAATCTCATTCCAAACATAAAAAAATTAAGTAAACAAGAAATTGAAAAATATTTATCAGATGAAAAACTTTTAAATGAAGCAAAGCAAAAACTTAATGATTTTCTATTTACTATTGGAACATTAAACCCTCAAGAAACCCAATTACTGGTAGATTTTATATCCCTATCCCCAAAAGATAAGCAAATAGTATTAAACTTATTAAAATCCTTATCTGATAAATAGCACCCCTATTTCTAAGGTCTATTGTGCAAAAGTGGGAGAATTTTAAGAAAGGTGAAGAATAATGGATATCAAAAATAAGAAAATACTAAAATCAGCTAAAAATTTTGAACAAATTTACTCAATATCACAATCTAATAGACGAAGCAATAAGTTTAATTTTTTACCAAATTGGCTAGATAAAGAATCCAATTTATTTTTAGAAGAGGTAAATCATTGTAAAAAATCCTATCACAGTTTCAAACGGGGTGCCTTAATTTTTGTCGATTTTGGAATCAATATTGGTTCTGAATTATCAAATAGACACTGGGCCGTTGTCCTAAATAAAAATGATTCTCCAAAATCAAGAAATCTGACTGTACTTCCAATTAGTTCAAAAGAAAAAAAGTTTTCTGTTATGATTGACGAAGTTATACAACAAAAATCTAAAAAATTCTTATTACCTATTCTTGACAAAATTGGCTTTGATTATTTTTCAATCATTCATTATGCACTTACAGAAATTACTCCTTTTGATTTAGGGAGTGCAGAAGAAATCTATCAGGAATTTTTGATTCAATACGGAGATGTTTACAATTCAGAATCAGCTAAAGAAATCTATGACAACGGTGCAGGGATGGAAAAAGTGGAAAACACTAATAAAAAATTAAAAGATCTTGTTAACCATTATCAACGATTTAATAAAATTTCCTACGCAAAATGTGACCAGATAAAAACGATTAGTAAAGACAGAATCATTTACATAAACGAATTGGATCCTTGCGGAAAATTTAAAGTAAACAATGACACCCTGGATAGAATTGATACAAAATTAAAAGAACTTTACCTAAAATATTGA